AATCTCCCTGTGATTACAGGCCCTATTGAACGTAAGCGTAGGTTTGTAGTGGGAGATAGTATTGAGGGTTGGGCAGACGCTATCAAGGTGCTGTTTGAATCCTACACTAAGGGCAAGTCTAATGTAGTGTTTGACTTCTCTGACATCCGTGAGAAGGGCGCTGAGCTTGTCACCTCTGGTGGTAAAGCCCCCGGCCCTGTCCCATTACATGATTGCTTACATGAGATAAGGAAGATATTAAATGCGGCAGTGGGTAGACAACTTCATACTATTGAGTGCCACGATCTTATGTGTCACATTGCTGATGCTGTTCTTGCTGGTGGTATACGCCGCGCGGCACTTATTAGCCTTTTCTCAGTGGATGACGAGGAGATGATGAATGCCAAGTGCGGTAGCTGGTGGGAGTCAAACCCCCAGAGAGGCCGTGCAAACAACTCTGCCACCTTACTAAGGGGTAGTGTAAGCAAGGAGCAGTTCGATGCCTTGTGGGGCCGTGTAGAAGCTTCTAAGGCTGGTGAGCCGGGTATCTATTGGACTAACAACCTAGACTACGGAACTAATCCTTGCTGTGAGATAGCTCTTAAGCCTATGGGCTTCTGTAATCTAACTGAAGTGAATGTGTCTGATGTTGTAGATCAAGCTGACCTTAACGCTCGTGTAAGAGCTGGTGCTTTCCTTGGTACATTACAGGCAGGCTACACAGACTTTCATTACTTACGTCAAGAGTGGAAGGATAATGCTGAAGAGGAGTCTCTATTAGGTGTAGGTATGACTGGCATTGGTTCTGGTGCTGTGTTAGACTTAGATCTTAAAGAGGCAGCTAATGAAGCAGTTCAAGAGAACATTAGCGTGGCTTCTGTTATTGGCATTAATCCTGCCAAGAGAGTTACAACTGTTAAGCCAGCGGGAACCTCTAGTATGGTACTCGGTAGTGCTAGTGGTATACATGCTTGGCATAATGATTATTACCTACGCCGTATGAGGATTGGTAAGGACGAGGCTTTGTACCAATACTTAGCTAAGACTAACCCAGCTCTTGTAGAGGATGAATACTTTAGGCCTGAGACTCAAGCTGTAATTGGTATTCCACAGAAGGCACCTGAGGGAGCTATCCTACGTACTGAATCTTATCAGGAATTATTAGAGCGTGTTAAACGCTTTAATCTGGAATGGGTAAGAACTGGACATATGGGTGGGGATAATACGCATAATGTAAGCTGTACTATCAGCCTTAAAGATGATGAATGGGAAGGATGTGGAGAATGGATGTGGGAGAATCAGAATGATTATAATGGGATTAGTGTGCTTCCTTTTGATGGCGGAACTTATATCCAAGCTCCCTTCGAGGACATTTCATTGGAGCAATACCAAAACTTGGAATCCTCATTGGAGTCCATTGACTTGTCTCAAGTTACAGAGATGAAGGATAATACAGATCAATCAGGTGAAGCAGCTTGTGCTGGTGGAGTATGTGAAATTGTTAATCTATAAGGAGTCAAGTGCTTTCACTACAAGGTACTCGGAGTAGTTACCTAACTACCTCTATTGAAACTTCTCGGGGATACATCCTTATATATGCTCCCCGAGACAAATACCTTGTAATTAAATAAAAAAAAAGGAGGCTACCATTACAGTAGTCTCCTTTACATCACTTCTTCTTTTGAGTTACATGACCCATTGCAGCAGCGATAGCGTCATCAATACTCTTTCCCCTACCCCCTAGTTTCCTTCGAGCATTCTCTGCCATACCATCTCCAAGAATACCACTCTTCTTCTTACTTTGTTCACTACCTTTCTTTTTCTTATCTGACATTTTTTATCTCCGTTCTAATTAATGCGTCACTTAAGTTTCTAATTTCAACTCCTAAGTTATCCATTGTTATTGTTAGCCTATCATAGTTCTTCTCTGAACTTGACATAAGAGTTTCCACCCTTACAAGACCTTCCCTAGTACTATCCACTTGTCTTTGCAATTGAATATCATATTTATCTAACTTACCAACTTCAACCTCAAGAGACTCCACCTTAGCCGATATAGCTGCTTGCTGTGTCTGACTTCCTACATACAGCCCAGTAGCTGCTGCTGCAAGCGTTAAGACGCCTATGGTAGTTCTTATAGTCTCTTGGCTAAACATTATTTCTTGGCCTTCTCGTTAGCTTCCTTAACCTTAGCTAAGAACTCATCATCATGCTTAGTCTCAGTCTTCTTCACTAATATCTCCGCTATCTTAAAGAACACCCATTCAGCCACTTCAGCAGATGCTGCTCTAGCTAGGATACCCATCAATGCTTTTACTATTACTTGAATCATGATCACCACCTTGCCTTATTTCCACTACGCGTATCAATATGCGTAAATGTTTTATAATCACCAATACCAAACTTATCTGGGTACTTCCAGTTTAAGTATTCAGCAATCTCATGTGGACTAATACCACTAACTTGAATGTCAGCAGCACGTCCATACATATGTTGACTACCCATAGACTCGTCAGTCTTCTGGGCACCCCCCACTTCCTTGTTATACTCAGGGCATCTATTCCCCGAAGTTATTGTCACACCACATGCGTACTTATCACGCACATCCTGTAACACCCTCACCAATTCAGAATCAACTGTATCATAGCTACACTCACCACAATTACATTTAAACTCTGAACGGCTAAAGTTCTCACTCAGCTTTGTCATTTAAATCTTCTCCGAATAATTCTGCATACCTATCCTCAAACACAGCCTTATAATTCTTATGGCCTTCAGCATGTGCTACAGCTCTAATAGCTGTCATAACCTGCTTGTTGACCTGCTGTGTCAGAGAGCTTATCTTGGCCCTCTGGACAGGGTTTAGGTTAACCCCTTGCCTAGGTACTAACTCCATGTAAACACCCCCCGTAGAGGCTCTGAAGGTGGGCTTGGCTAACTCAATGATAGTCTTACTCTCCAAAGACCTGTCAGTTGCCATCCAAGCACCACCTGCTGTTGTTCCCAAAGTTTTAGCCTCAAGGTGGGACTTAATAGTAGACATCATCTCACTACCATAGTTGCCTAATGCATCAGCTGCATTCTTACGCGCCTCAGGAGGAGCTGACCCTGAACCCAACCATTCCATAACTTCAAAGTTTTTAGGGTCTGCTAAGAACTCAACAACTTGCTTATACTGAGTTACGTCTCCGTCAGTACCTTTAGTAATGCCCTGATAGATGCCAAGGTATTGTTTGTCCAAGAAGTCTTTGTGTTGCTGTATTAGCTCAGGTGAAGCAGCCTTATCCTTTAGAGCCTCCGTGCCTATCTCTGACACTGCATTCATATACTCACCAACGCCATCCTTAGCTGCTGGATCATCACTTGCTTCCTGCTTGGTTATAAGTATGTCAGCTGGCTTATACCCACCCTTATCTAGGTTCTGCCTTAAGTGTTTAAGTACGTTATCGCTCATAAAAGATGTCAGAGCTAGGGTCTTAACATTTCTACTAATTGAAGAGATCAAGGCAGAGTTAGGATCAGACATAAACCTATGATCTTCAAACGCCATGATGTTAGCAGTCTGCCTCTTGTAAGCCTCCTCAGTAAGTGTGCCATTCAACACCCTAGTTGCTAGGTCTAGTTGTCCTGTAACTGTGCCACCTAATCTCTCTAGCGTATCCCTCTCTGCCCCCGCAAAGCCCCCTAACCCTTCCTGAACTTTCTGCTTCAACTCTTCTAGTCGTTGGTTAGCTGTCTTTAAGTCCTCTGGAGTTTTAGTTGACTTCTGATAATCCCCTAGTATCGTCTCAGTGGTCGCCTCATTGTCTACAGTTACAGTCTTTATGTAACCTAACAAGGCTTTGGTAGACTCCTGTTTAGCAATACTTTTGTTATACTCATCTTCCCCTTTATTGTAGGTGAGCCTCTTCTGAGCATTCTCAAGATCAACAAGGCTTGCCCTTTGTATCCTATAGTTCTCTGCCATAGCAGCTTGCTTCTCTGGAGTCCAACTAGAGTTGATCTTACCCGCCTCATTAGCAAGCTCTAGGTTTTCCTTATCAGCCTTGGCTTTTGGAGACTCGAATACTTCCTCATCCCCCATACCAATACCCATCAACTTTGAGAGCTTAGTCATGTCAACTCCCTGTGAAGCAGCTTGCACTATCAGTTGCTTCTTCTGTGCATTGGCTACAGAGGCTGACATCTTACTACCACTTACAGCGTGGTTGAGTGCAGCGAACTGCCCAGCAATACCTTGCACTGCCGTATTGCTTGCTAACTCTGCCTCACTTGCCTTGTAATCATTATACTTACTCAAGGCCCCTTTAGCTAATGCCCCAACCCCCTCTATTAAAGTTACATCATTAGAGGAAGCCCCCTGTGTGGGGGCTACAGCACTACCTGCTGTCGTGCTTAAGTCGCTTGTATCAAATACTCCACTCATCGGCTTCTCATCCATTCCATCAATTCAATTGTCTCTTTTTTATCTGCTAGTCCTTCCTCTTCAGGAAGTAATTTAATGTAGCTCATAAACTCATCATCCTCCATCAGACCATTAGTTCTCAGCAGGCTATCCAACAAGGATACATCACTCCTCGCTGTATCCCTTCTAATAAACCCTTGGATCTTTTGGTGTGCCATCTCTAGTAACTCAGGACTGCCTTGGTACGCTCTATAAACTTCAGAGTTAATCCTACTAACCCACTCCCCACTACCCTTCTCAACACCAGCCCTTGCAAGCTGCTTCTTGAATTCATTGTAGCTATACTTTATATCCTCATTGAAATCTTTAGATAGGCCGTAAGTCTTCTCAATTGTCATCCTACCATAAGTCTCTTTGACAGGAGGTACACCCAATAGCATTGTACGCCAAGTATCTTCCTCCGTCACAGTCAAGTCCTTGCTAGACATAGACTTACTTAACTCACGCATATACAATCCTTTAAAGATGTTAGACATGCCTGAACTAATCTTAAGGAACTCTTTGCCAGCCATCATCATAGTGGTAGGAGTTTCCTCACTATCATCCATAACGTTGAACGCACGTAGGGTTGTCTTAATGGCATCTGTTATGCGTGGATTACTTCCCACAAACAGTTTGGCTGAAGGGCTCTTAAGCCAAGCCTCAATAGGCCCAGCACTTACCATCTCAGTCACAGTCTCCACCAACCCATAAGATCCAGTTGGATGGAAGGATGCCCAATCAGACATAGTGCCCACATTATCATTAAGGGTTTTGTTTAAGATTAAACTTTCTGCCCCATGTAGGAATGCGTGCTTAACCTCTTCACTACTGCCCTCAGGGAATGCCTGCTCATATAACTCTACAGCTATTGTCGTAGGAATACCATACATCAATAAGTTCCAGCCAGCCAATCTTGCTTTCTCTTCACCAGAGAGTACACGGTTCACCGTCATTTGAGTTAGAGCTTTATGTGGCACCTGTAGGAATTGAAATAACAATCCTAGGCTATCCACATTATAGCGCATATCTCCAGCAGCATTCATGTTAAGGCCGTAGTTAATAGCATCAGCTGTAATGTCATCCAATACAGATTTGTTATTAATATCCAAACCTTTACGTTTAGCTCTGCTGTAATGCGCCGCCCAGTTAGACATCATGTGAATACTTTCCCCAAGGTCAAAGCCCATCTTACGCACAAATCCAACAGCATCTGCTGCTACAGCTCCAGCTTTACCCAATACAGGTAGTGCTGCCTTTTGATCTGCTAAGTGTGACATACCACTACGCACTAAGTTCTGCTTATCAATTGAGGCTATTAGGCCACTACGCTTGAATGCTTTATACATGTCATCCGCGCCCTTAGCTGTCATACCCATTAAGTCTAAGTAAGACTTTGGTATATCCTTACCCTTAGCTCCTAGCTGCATGAATGTTAATACTGACACGTAAGCTGGGGACTTAAGGGCATCCTTGCCAAAGTTAGCTGTTAACTGTATAGCCTGATGGCTCTGCACTGCCAGCTGTCGGAATGGATTTAAAGCTAAGTATGCTTGGAACGCAACATTCTTACCGAATGCTGTAGGGCCCCTAGTGTCTTCAAGGTAGTTTAACACCTTACCAAACGCTACACTCTTATCTCCGACAATGTTCGCCATCCAATTAAGTCCAGCTTTATACCCCTCATCAATATAATTCACATACCCATTTTCTAGGTAGTTAATGTAGTTCCAAGTTGTACGTGCATCAGCAAGCTGCTTACGGCTATAGTCAGTCTCCCTTCTGTGCCCTATATCTGAAATCTTATCAGGCCATACTGGTTGTTTAGTTACGGGGTCAAGGGGCAGCAAGCCACCGAACTGGTTACGGAATCTTTCCTTACTAGTATCAATAATCTTCCTCATACCCACCCTGTTTGCAACAGAACGAGTAGAACTTAGCATTGACTCCACAGGGCCAGCTATGTTAGCTTTAAGTGGATCTAACCCACCTGTATCACTTACACCACTAAGGCGTTCTCCCCTAACTCTCTGAACAGATCTGCCACTGTTATGAGCTAAGTCAAAACTATCCGAGGAGGATGTGTTACCCTTTAGATCTTCCCTAGGTACACCAAACTTACTCTCGTAAACTCTAGTTCCATCAGATAGCTCTCTTACCTTACCCGGGTCTTGTTGATCCATCTGGCGTTGTAATAACTTAGCTTCCTTCTCAGTGGATGCTGTAGCTACAGCAGTCCTATACTCAGTCCCATCAGCCCTCTTGCTTATCTTGTCTATGAACCACTTATCCTCATACTTGACTGAGTAGTAGCCCTTACGATATTGAAGAGCTTTAGAGTTCTCCCCTAACTCCCTTAAGTATGATCCATCCCCTTTACCAGCCACTGCTATAATATCGTAGTCAGCACCCCCCATTGTCACGGGACTTCTTAGGCGAGCTATTGTACCCCCCTCTTCATATAGTTTGGCTACATCAGCCTCAGTCAAGAGTTTAGATTTCCCTGTCGCTGTATCATACACTGTTGGGTTTTTAGGGATGTTGGGATTACCCTTATTCAAAGGCTTAGCAAAAAGCTTGGTATCCACTTCAGCATTTATAAGCTCTTTATATCCACCATTACGTAGGCTACGTACAGCGTCACCATTCTCTAGGGTATATATATTATCCCAAGTAAGTCTCCACAACTTAAGTGCATGAAACTCTTTATTTGAGAGGCCGTCAGCCATAGCTTGAGTGTATGTGTATTCTGTGCCTTTAGCATTAGACTCTTTGATGATGTCCTCTAACACTTCCTGCCTATCCCGTTTAAGCCCCATAAAGATTTTACCGAACTCTCCACCTGATTCAAGTAACTCCTTTTCAATAGCTGCTGCTCTAGCCACTGCTGTAGTTGCAGGCTTGAATGTTAGGGCAGGATGTAACATAGATGCAGCATCTAACGCGTAGGTTTGTATTGCCGAGAAGAACCCAGCAGTCTTTCTACCCACTACACCACTTGTAGCACTTATTCTCTCAAACCAATTGTGCTTAACACTAGCCTCATCCCATACACCTACATCACTATCTTTAAATCTATACTCAGACTTAATCTGCACTAGGTAGTCATTACTTGGTAAGATTTCCCCAGCCCTAGGCTTAATTTTTACTCCCTGTTCCTCTAAAGCTTTAGTGGCTTCATCCCATTGGTTGCCTTCTCTTAATGTAACAGGGCGGTATTCATCACCCACCCTTTGTAGGATTGTTATGCTGTTCTCGTCAATACCCCTATCTCTCATGTGTAGTAGGGTCATGTCCATAGCGTCTTGTGCGTTACTAAAGCCACCTTCAGCTGGGCCATACACAGCGTTAACAGACACACCATCCTCAATCTCATCAATCTTGTTAGGCACTTTTATACTACCAACAGTCACCATCTCACGCCTCATGGACATGCCTGTGACGTTAGTGAAGAAGTTTACATACTTATTCCAAAGACCTTGCTTCTCTGCTAGAGATCTCTCATTCTCTCCAGAGCGTGCTAAGCTTAGTACGTCCTCTGAAATTTCTAAGTCTATATCACCTACCTTGTGCTTTACAACGCCCTCTAAGGACTCTACTTGAGGCATGATGTCATCTACTATGGCATCCTCCCTAGTAGCTCCATACAGAGCTTCAGCGGACTCCCCTGTCTCATCAGCAGCAGCCTGTCTGTGTAGATCTCTAGCTGACTCTGGGTTGTTAGCTTGTACAGCTTTTGCATTAGAGTTTGAAGGAGCTTGAGATCGAACCCTACTCCGGAAAGCATCCCTCATAGTGTTCTCTGCCACGCTACCTGCAATCTTCCCACCTCGCTTGAGTCCTCGTGCTATGTTGCCACCAATAACTGTAATATCAAGCATGTGGAATAGGCTGTCTACGAATTCATCAGCGTTGGTGTAATCTTCCCCACTCATCATCTCTTTGAATAAAAAGAACTTATTCAAATCATTATTGCCACCAGCAATAGGTAAGCCACTATGCGTACTTATGAGTTCAGCAACCTTACCAGCAATAGCATCAAAATCCTCTGGGCTTGCATTGTTTAAGGCACGTACAATATCCTGCTTCTCAGCACCCATCAACCAACCGCCTTCCATATCACCTACAGGCAGTCCACTTTCTTTTAAGTCTTTGTGTATACGAGAGATAACAGAAGAGTCAAATGTAGGCACTAGCATCATGGCAATATCAGCTACAGCACCAGCTGCACTAGGATCTAAGTGAGACGCCATTGTTGTGTCTAGGTGGTTCAAGACCTCACGCTTATGGTTCACTGCCTGCATCATACTAGCCCAACCTAAGCGTTGCTCTCCTGATACAGGAGTTTCTAACGCAGAGGGTGCAGCTAATGACTTCTCAGCTAACATGGATATAGGTGAGTATTGCTCTGATGTTAAATCAGATGCCTCTTTTATTGCCTTCAGCTTCTCATCATCTGTTAGGTCAGTCCCTGTTAATACCTCTGGTAATATAGAGTTACTTTTCTCAAGGGTTGTAGCCTGCATTCTTGAGACTAAATCCTTTTGTGTAGTCTGGTGACTACCTGATGACTCCGCCACAATGCTGTTAAATGTATCTAAAGCTTCATCCATGCTTCCGGTTAGTAGGGATACAGTAGCTGCTGTGTGCTTCACACTCCGCTTATTGTCCGCTTGTACAACAGGCCCAAGCACCCCTGAGTTGAAATCATCAATCTCATAAGAGCCTCCATTGAAGATCATCTCTTCAAAATCCTCATTAGGGCTAGGCTCAATAATGTTACCACTAGGGCGAGCCTTCTCTTCCTCTGGGGTTAACCCACTTCCCACTGTGGTTAATGCCTCTTCGTGAGAGGCAAGCTTAATCCTCTCCTCTCCCTTATCTATGATACCCCTGACCTCAGGGTTGCCGGGGGTAGAAAGCATAGCCACGGTACTTGGGGTGGCTCCTAGGGCTATAGCCTCTTCCTTCAGAGACTCCATTCTTTCTTCATTCTCTTTAATCACCTATTAGCTCCTCTTACGTAGCGTTGAGTTGGCCCTGTACTCTTTGGTGTGGGCATTGCAGCGGGGCTGGCGGTTGGTGCAGGCATCATGCTTGCCCCTTGAAACGCTAGTCCACTAATTGCACTAGCTTCACCCGCTCTTGAGCGTGCTCTAGATGCTATCCGGTTG